CGCCGTGAAGGATTCGAACCTTCGACCCGCAACTTAAGAGGATGCTGCTCTACCTACTGAGCTAACGACGCATGGTTATGAAGTTGTTACGTGTCTCGCCGTGGGTTCGAACCACGGGCCCCCGGGACTTCACTCCGGCGCTCTACCAACTGAGCTAACGAGACATGACAAATCTCAGCGACGAGATTTGGCGTCTTGCCGAACACGACAACTCACGTTGCCGAGCCTTGAGCCACGGGACGGATTCGAACCGTCGACCACCCATTTACGAGACGGGCGCTCTGACCAGACTGAGCTACCGAGGCATGGAACTGTATGCCGGTATCGAACCGGCTCCCTCTGTTTGGAAGACAGATATGCGGCCTTTACACCAATACAGCGCGCCCCGAGAAGGAATCGAACCTTCGACACCTAGATCCGTAATCTAGTGCTCTATCCGCTGAGCTACCAGGGCTTGACGATCCCGGCACAGGCGCGGGGATCGGGATGAAGTTTTTGAAGCAGAGTCCTAATCCATCACTCTCCGTACTCGTCCCCGGATTCGAACCGGGACTCTTCGGCGTTTGAAGCCGTTGCCTCTGCCGTTGGGCTAGACGAGCTTACTACCTTAACTTCTATTTTTGTACTTCTTTCTACACTCTTTGCAGTATCTGTGGCCTTTAGGGGAGATGTACAGGTTATCACCGCTGTACGGGTGGCCGTCTACACAGTGTGTTTTCTTCTGCTCAAACAGCCGATTTCGACTGACCGCATCCTCTGAGTTCTCTTTTGGTGTGCCAACTCGAAGATGTGCCGTATTCACACATGCCTTGTTGTCACAGCTGTGCAAGACGTACTCGAACTTTTTCAGTTTTCGGCCTTCGTACGCCTGCATGAGCCATCGGCTCGCAGGCCACGGGCGTCCGTCATACCAAAACTGCCCGTATCCGGATTCAAAGGTACCTTTCTCCCAAATGACACAACCACTTTCGTCACGTCGAGTTTTCGACCAAAACCGGCGTAGTGCCTTTTCGGTATAAAGCATCTTCAAACCTCCCGTAGCTCGGGTGGGAGTCGAACCCACACTGTACCGGGTCTAAGCCGGACTTCTCTGCCAGTTGGAATACCGAGCCATATGCAGTTGGGGAGTGTGACGGGACTCGAACCCGCAGAATCCTGGACCACAACCAGGCGCACTGCCTTCGTGCTTCACACTCAGTCTAGATGGGAGGAGTCGAACCCCCTTTGTCTTGCTCCCAAAGCAAGCGCCTTGCCGTTCGGCCACATCTAGTCGGCCCCGGCCGTGTTCAACGCGGTCGGGACCTTGCGCCATACGTGGGGATCGAACCCACTACCTACCGGCTGACAACCGGGCGCTCTACCAATGAGCTAGTACGGCATGTGCGTGCCGGTGGTGCAAACACCGGCACATGTAGTTGAGTGACCACCTACGTACTCCGACCGGGACTCGAACCCGGTACCCGACATTGAAAGAGTCGGATCTTAACCCATAGACGATCGGAGCTTATGAGGGGTGACGGCGTCAACATCACCCGTTGTTCGCCGCAGTCCGCAGGGCGAAATTGTCGGTTCCGGCACGCGGTACCCCTTGCAGGGCCTGCGGCCTTTTCAGGTCACGTCGTTCAACGTGACAGGACTCGCGCGACGCGGAACCTTGCTGCTCGCCCTAGGATCGAACTAGGAACCTCCGCGTCCAGAGCGCGGCGCAACTGCCAGTTGTGCTAGCGAGCATCGATATGAAGTTGTCACGCTCCCCGGGCTGGATTCGAACCAACGACATTCGCCTTAACAGGGCGACGTTCTTCCGCTGAACTACCAGGGATCAAGCTGCCTCGCTTGGATTCGAACCAAGAACCTCTAAGTCCAAAGCTTAGCGTGCTGCCAGTTGCACCACAAGGCATTTATTTACGAGTCCCGGCGAGCGCTGCCGGGACCCCCGAACCGATGGCGTGGTTCAGTGAGAATCACCCGCCCGGTTTTCCCGGTTGGGGCGCTCATCTCGTACCGCGCACGGGGATCGAACCCGTACCCCCGGATCGAGAATCCGGTATCCAGCCCACTAGACCAGCGCGGCAGGTGGGGCTCGGCTCACTACTTCCGAGCCCCGGAATGTTTACGCTAGGTCCACCAGTCAGCGGCCGGAACTGTTCCGACATGCTCACTGCGGTGTGAACCCGTGCCCACAGCACGATTCGAACGTGCAACCTGCGCCTTCGGAAGACGCTGCTCTATCCATTGAGCTACATGGGCGTTGTTGACGCCGTGGGTATCGAACCCACCTTCCCCGAAGGGACCGGCTTTACAGGCCGGTTGCCGCACCTGCGGCCGACGCCATTGCGCGGAAAGTAGAGGATTCGAACCCCCGCCGATCCGCTAAGACCGACGTCCCGGTTTTCGAGACCAGGTGCACGCCCGTTGGTGCATACTTTCCATGATCCGGCAGCACTTGCGGTCACCTAGCCGCATCAGCCTAGTTCCTACGTACTGCCGGTTCCCCTTCTCCCGTGCCCGTTGATCGCGTGGCAACGAAAGCGGAAGGTGAGGGAATCGAACCCCGGCCCGTGAGGACACCGAGTTAGCAACCCGGCTGCGCTTGCCAGTACGCGCACCTTCCATGCGATCGACCCGAGCCCGTAAGGTGCAACCCCCGAAAACCCCTGATCTCAGGTCGATCTCGTAGCGGGAGCGGGATTCGAACCCGCGCCATACGGCTTATGAGACCGCAGCTCTAACCCCTAAGCTATCCCGCATCGTGCGGCGCTTGCGCGCCTCGTAACGCGACCAGGACTCGAACCTGGAACCGGGACCGACTAGGTCCCTGCTCTGCCAATTGAGCTACCGCGTCAACCCGGTGCCAACCGAGCCCTTTTCCCGCCGAGCTAGCTAGGCTCGCGGGTCGTGTCCGTTGCGCGTGGCATTTGCGCTAGGTACCATTTCAGTGATGTACGGACCAACACACCGTGCGTGCCCGGGAGTCGAACCCGGCCTGATACTTGCCTTACCTCCCGGGCGGATGCAATCCGTATCCGTTGTGGTACTAACGTTCTCTCACCCTCGTGCTACACGCGCCCGGAACCACCCGGGTTTTACCAGTTCTGGGGCTCATGACTTCCCGTGAACATGTTCCGTTGGCTGGTCAAGCCTTATGATGGCGGTACGGAACAACCCCGCAGCATACCCACTAGGATTCGAACCTAGAACCTCCGGTTTTGGAGACCGTTGCCCTACCAGTTGGGCCATGGGTACATGTGCCGAGCCTGAGCCCGGACTTCGATCGTACCAAGCGCCGGAGCGCTCGTCGTGCTACTTCGGGTTCGGCAGCGTCTGCCCGTTGTCCCAGTCGAGATCATCCCAGTCGTTGTCAGTCTGCATGTTCGTCCTCTCGTCGGTCCGGCGTGTTCTGCCTTGATGTATTAAACAATAGCACGGGTTCCCCGGGCACGCAACCCGGGGGTACCCCTTGCCGTTTCCGCAGCTCAGAGCGCGAACCACCGGTACCCGTGGTCTTTGACGTACCGCGTCTCGGCGCGCTTCTCTTTCGTGAGCTGCCGCAGGCTCGAATACACCTGCTGCTCTTTCTCGTCGAGCGCGATCGCCAGTGCCTCTTTCGAGACGCCTTCGACCGCGTCGGCTGCCTGTAGCAGCCGATACACGGCGTTGTCACGGTCGATCGTCTCTTGCGGCCGGGGCCGCCCGCGACCGCGCTTGGGTCCTTCCGGCGTGTCGATCTGCTCGACGAGCATCGGTGCGGAATCCTGATGCAGCCCGAGCGAGTGCCCCTCTAGACCGTTGGTCTTCTCAACGGCATAGTCCGGCAGCTCGTCGGCAACCGGCGTGAGCGCATGATTCAGCACCGCGTCGATTTTCGCCCGGCGCTCTTCGTCGATCACGACGACGCTCGCCGGAATGACGGCCTCACCGGACTCGATCACGGTCTCTTCGTCCTGCTCGTCTGTTGGGACCGGTACGACACCGCCCGTGGCGAACGCCGAGACATCCGGCGCATCGACGATGTCGGCACTCTCGGCGCTCCGCGTGTCGTAGGGGACGGCTGTGGGCTCGGCCGGTGGCGTGTCGGCCTGCTGCGCTTCGCGCACCTCGCGCCGCCGCTTGGCGAACGCGTTTTGTCGGCTTCGTGCAGTGAACACTATTTGTCCTTTCCTCGTGTGCTGTGATTCTACCATTTATGAAAAAGAGGGTGCCCGCTTTCGCGGGCACCCTCTTGAGCCGGGACTAGAAACCGGCGTCGTCGTCGGTGGCGACGCTCGCGCCGGAGTCCGAACCGTAGCCTAGCGATTCGCCCTCAGTGAGGGTGGGGAACTCCGTCACTTCGACTGCGCCGGAAGCCGGAGGCTTGATCGCCCATTGCACTTCCATGTAGTCGCCCCACTGAGCATCTTCTTTCTTCTTGATCTTGGCGCGGAAGGGCTTGCCTTCCATGACCTTCGCGATCTGCTGCATCGTCGGCTTGTGCTTCACGAGCGTGTCGAAGGTGATGCCGACCGCGCCGAGGCTCTGCATGAACTTCTTGGCCATGCTGCCCTCAGTCGAGCGGATCACGTAGAAGCGCTTGATCTCCTTGCCGGAGTGCGGGCCGCTCGTGATCTTCGAATCGACTTGCACCATGAGGTTGCCCGAACTCGACACCTTGCCTTCGGCCTTCGTGACGACGAAATCATATTCGCCGTCCGGGGGAAGGGTGAGCTTGTCTTCGACCTCGGAAATCCAGTCGTCCCACGTTTCGTCTGCCATTGTCCTTTATCCTTTCGTTTCGGCCGCAGCCGGGAAGATGAGACGCATGATCTGCGTCAAGTTCGGGTTGTCGTACGCCGACCGGTCGAATCGGTCTTCGAAGTTCGAGCCGGTCACGTACAGCGGGTGTGTCTTGACGAGCGCTCGGAAGACCGAAGGCGCATCATCGGCGATCATGCCTTGATCGTTCTTCATGAGCGCTTTCTTCATGAACACGATAGCGTCGAACGAGAACGGCAGCCGTCCCTGGATACCGCCTTGCATGGCGGGCCGGTGCTTACCATCCTTGAACGTGCTGTGTGCCGTTGCCGCGAACACGCGGAGCGGGTTCGCAGGGTCCGACACCCGCGTCATGATACGAGAGGTATCCGAGAGGACGCGACGCCGGATAGCGCCCCAGTCCTGAATCCGGAAGTCCTCGTCGACCTTGCGGATCGCTTCGATCCCCTGCTCTTGCCCGACCGTGAGCGAGTCGAGCCCGATCGACACGAACGGGTGATCAGTGCGGTCGAGCCATGGCAGTGTCTGCGCAAGAACTGCGGCGCTCGTGACCTTCACGATCGCAATGTCCCACGTTCCATCCGGCTTCGGCGGCGCTTGGGCGGGATTCCACAGTTTGAGCCGGAACGGCTGCCCGTCGCGGTTGGGATTCGATCGTCCCTGGAAGAACTGCCACTTGCCTTCGATGTCCAAGATCACGCATGGCGTCGGCATGGTGGCGAGCAGCGATG